TGGATCAACACAACTTGCGAACCAAAATTTACAAAGTCTTGGATTTTCAATTTCAGCATAAATGTCGTATTCATGTTGATCTTCATTGACGCTTTCCCAAGTCAAATTGATAAGATAATTTTTAGGAAATTCGCTTGTCTTAGCAATTTCTATCCATAAGTTATTCAACCATTCAAGTTCATAATTACCCATGTCTTGCGGATCGCAAGTATACCATTTTCCATATCTTATGACAGATCGCATAAGGATATTTATTGACAGTAGAGTGTTGACAATATATAATATCTAGATGGTTAATCATGATTTGATCAAGTATTTTGAATATCACGGTGATAGTCGTGGAATACCCTTTATTCCTAATAGAGAATGGAAGAATCTTATCAAACAATATGATAAGGACAGCATAAAAGATAGTCTTGCTGAATATATAATTTCTAATAATATTCCATTTCCTACTAAAAAAATATCGTATGATGATTTAAATCGTCTATTCACGAAATTTACTAAAACATCAATGATGGGACATTATAAGAATGTACAAAATGTTTTAGAAAAGTTTGACTACAAATATAAGTATAACCAGAACCCGTTAGGTGTGATTGATAAGTCTCACGCATACAATAGCGTAAGTAATTATTTTCAACAACTTAATCGCATGAAGTGTGGTAGCAATCTTGTTGATAGCCCATATGATATATGGCATGACAAAACAAAGTTGTCACGTATGAATTGGCACTTCTGGCGATTGGGCGCATTAGGTAATAGTGATATTGATAATAGTACATTTCGCAGCGCCTTTCGTATAGGAACCTATACAGCAACACAATTTAAACCTACTGTTGCGAAAGCATTATATGAGAAACATAAGGCACATAAAGTATTAGATACTAGTTGTGGTTGGGGTGATAGATTAGCAGGCTTCTATGCTACGTCACATACAGAACTGTATGTTGGATGTGATCCCAATCCTGAAGTCTATGAGACGTACAAAGACCAGTGCTTAGAATATGAAAACATGTTGGGCTGTGATAGTGCTGTACTACAAGACAAGGGCGATCATTTTATTGTATTAGGTACAAAAAAGGTAATCATTTATAATTTGCCTAGCGAAGATGTTGATTGGAGTAAGCACGAAAACACATTTGACTTTTATTTTACAAGCCCTCCCTACTATGAGACAGAACGATATGCGGCTAATCATAGCAGCACACAAAGTTATATACGATATCAGACATTTGATAGTTGGAAACATGACTTCTTTTTCAAAGTCAATCGCATGGTATGGGACACACTATCTGACAATGCTTATATGATGATCAATATCATTGAACCTAGAATCGCAAAGGGCACACGTTTAAACTTATGTGATGACATGGTTGATGACATATTGACTTACCAAAATGCATACTATCTAGGTAAGATCGGTATGCGTATGCAGGCTAGGCCACATGCTATTGTAGAGGCAGATAAGAATAGTATATTTGTAGAGCCAATTTGGGTGTTCAGAAAAAATAATAATCACTATGATATTTGATATATACTACTGCTTATAAAAAACACACACATACACACAGGAGGTAATTATGAGCAAAACACCATACGAGATCCGTCTGGATCTACTAAGACTGGCTAAAGAAAGTCTCTTTGAGCCATACTTTTACGCAAGGTCAAATAAGGAACTAGAGTGGAACGCACAACGGGATGCAAATCCTTATGCACCATTTCCAGAAATGCCTACAGCACCCACATCAGAAGATATTATTGCCGAAGCGAAAAAACTAAACGAGTTTGTTAGCAAGGGCGAATAAATACCTATATGGATAGCACAGAAACATTATTGAAAGTTTCTATTGCGGCAGTTGGGGCATATATTTTGTCCCATCTGCTCTATAGATTAGCACTAGAAGTCTGGTGTATAGCGTACGGATTAGTTTATTGATATGACTGTAGGAAGTGAGGAGAAAGATGCTTTGGACGCGGGTGCGAATCCCGCCATCTCCACCAATAGATTGATTGATGAACCTCGCAATCTGTTTTTTACAGAGCGTGAGTGGAGTAGAATAGTAGGTTGGGATCTTCCCCCAATGGAAAACACAAAGGGGATGAACAGTTTCGACAGGGCAAGTAGTACCCAAGCAGACAGTCCGAAAGACGACTGACGTAATCAGCGTAAATCAAAGTAAACGCAAATGATGAAACATTTGCTCTAGCAGCCTAAGGGCAGTTAGATGGGGTTGACGACCTTATTAACCAATAGTCAGGTGGGGACTTTTGTCCCTACCTTTTTATCGTTATAAATATCTGGATGAAAGTTCACTTTATAGACAGGCTTGATAAAACATTTGTAAATGTTAATAAGTTATTATTAGAATTTGAATTATTTAAGGATAGGATAATTGACGTTACTAATCACGGTAATGCTGTGCTAGTTCAGAAGAAATTTCATTTGATTTTAAATAATAAAGAATCAGAGGATTTAAACAAGGTTGAATACACACTTTCTGTGATAAACCAACTAAAAGAACATTTAGAATTTGATAGTGTGACATATAGATTTGTGATGCCTAATACATGTTACAATTGGCATAATGACGCAGGCGAGATTTGTCTACATATACCTCTAATAACTAATCCTGGCTGTCACTTTGTATACGACCATAGAGCATTTTCTATGCCCGCAGACGGGTCGGTCTATGTCGTAAACAATGGCAGAATGCATACTTTTGTCAATGCCGGAGCGTCCCCCAGATTGCATCTAACCTTTGAAAAACTCTAACTAAATACATTTATGGATATTAGTGAGTTAGAAGATTTTAAATTATCTGATGCAGTCAAATTTCATAATGAACTGAATCCAAACTTGTGGGAAAATAATAAACTTAAACCAGAAGTAAAAAAGCAGTTATTAAAAATAGCGAATGACTTTATACTAGAATTAGGAGTAGCAATACCTAAAATTCAAGATATCACGATATCAGGAAGTAATGCTGCTTATAGTTATACGCCATACAGCGACTTAGATTTGCACATATTGGTTGATTTCAATAAACTTCCAGATGACGAAATTTACCAAGAGTTGTTTACTGCCAAAAAGAATTTATATAATGACGAACATGACATTTCTGTACACGGAGTCCCGGTAGAATTATACGTGCAAGATAGCAATCAACCTCATGTAAGCCTTGGTGAATATAGTATAGTAAATGATGATTGGATAAGAATTCCTAAAAAGAAAAAAGCAAATTTTGATCAAAATGAAACAAGAGCCAAATACGAAAAGTTAGGCACGATGATAGAACTCGCGTTGAAGTCAAATAGTTTAGAAAAAGTTGAAAAGGTCCTAGACGTATTAAAAAGATATAGAAAGGCAGGATTACAAAGTACGGGTGAGTTTGGACCGGAAAATTTATCTTATAAAGCACTACGTAAATTAGGTTATATTCAAAAACTTTACGATTACAAAAATGAATTACACAGCAAAGAATTAAGTTTGGAAGATTATGATCCAACTTATAATGTAAAAGAAAGCGTGAAGTTTATTGAAGGCACCAATTGCAAGAATTGCGTATGGTGGAAAAAAGATAGCGAAAAACCTGTAGGTAAAGATGAACTAAACAAGTATGGTGGATTGAAACCACCTAATAAAGAATATATCGCTATGAGCAAGCGTGTTGATCTAGTCACATTGCCTGGTAAAGATACTGTAAAAGTAAAAGGGTTTTGCTACCACAAAGATATCAATGATTGGGTGACTGAGCGCATGTGCTGTGCTAAGTGGGACGGCAAAGGTGTATTACGCGACTATAAAGGCGAAAGCCCATTGATGGAGTCTAAAGAAGATGCAGTGCGTAAAATACAAAAGTTTCTAAACAAAAAATATGATGCTAATCTTGATGTTGATGGAGTGTTAGGACCTCTCACACTAAAGTCAATAAACAAGTTTATGCCTCAGGCTAAGAAAGCAAGTGCGCCGGAGCCAGAGAAAACTACAAGTGTTCAAGGTAAAAAAGTAAAAGAAGCAAGCGGCTATATACCTAGCGAAAAAGAAAAGAACGATCCGCGATTTAAGACAGCACTTACAGTAGATGTAAAACCAGATAGTATTTTAAGCAATGCTAAAGCATTTAAATTCAAAACAAGTAGAGCAGGAATTCCGCCTACCGCAAAAACAAATGGAAAATTATGACAACTAAAATTTTAGTAATGGGATTACCGGGTAGTGGTAAAACATATTTTACCAATCACCTTAAAAAAGAGTTAGAATCAATCATAGGAGTTACTGTTGATTGGTTTAATGCTGATGATGTACGTAAGCAATTCAATGACTGGGATTTCAGTCATGAAGGTCGTATAAGACAATCACATAGGATGTATGATTTAGCAGAATCATCTGAATGTGATTATGTAATTTGTGATTTTGTGGCTCCACTAGTTGAGATGCGTAATAACTATAAAGCAGATTGGACAGTATGGATTGATACAATTGAGAAGGGAAGATTTGAAGATACTAATAAATTATTTGTTCCTCCTACAGTTTATGACTTCCGTATTACTGAACAGAATGCAGAGTTATGGGCACCTTATGTTGCTAACTATATATTAAAGAATCAACGCAGACCTGTATTTGATTATCAAAAAGAAACTGTACAGATGTTAGGTCGCTGGCAACCATGGCATGTAGGGCATCGTGCATTGTTTGAACGTGCATTGGCAAAGACAGGTCAAGTATGCATTATGATACGTGACTGTCAGGGATGGAATGGGTCAAACCCATTTGCAATTGAACAAGTAAAAGATTATATTCGTAGAGACTTAGATCCAAAATATCAAGGTCAATATGAAATTGTTGTCGTTCCAAATATCGTCAACATTACATATGGGCGTGATGTAGGTTACAAGATTGAGCAAGAGGTCTTTGACGATGCAATACATTCAATCAGCGCAACCAAAATACGCAAGGACATGGGACTTGAGTGAAATAAAATTCACAACTGCTGTAGAGGCAAGTAAGATTATTGATGATCTTACCTACCAAGCGCGTCAACTCAACTACAGTAAAGATTTACGTAAACTGATAAAAAATGCTGAGAAACTTGTGGGTGTACTGGGCAGTGCCGAAGTACGTGCTAGACAGTTACATAAGCCCTATTTAGCCAACAAGCCCAGAGAAGATTTGGCTAATTCCATAGACTATTGCGAGAAAATGTTACTAATCCTGCGATTAACGCAATAAAAATCCTAATAGAATCAATAACTTACGACGCCATAAAAAAGGCTTGACTTTGGGTCCATTTGGGCATACACTATATCTATAGTTGATAAACGGAGATTGATTATGAGTCGGTTCTTGAAAGACAAGTTTGACGGTTCAGAATATGTGACTTACGAAGGTAAGTTTGTTGCCCGATTCAAGTATAACCGAGTCAGCAAGGGAACGTTTATTACGTTTCTAGTCAAGAATTTCACGGTCGAGGAATACTTCAGCCGCTTGAATGCAGGTGAGGCTCCCCTGACGATTCTTGAGAGCAAGGGCTATATGTTGCCCCATATTCGCAAGTTACTCAAGTCCCTGGGATACGACCAGACCCGACAGGGTCTTGACAAGTATATTCAGGACCAAATCAAAACCCGTCAGCAAAATCAAATTTTAGCTGCTGCCTAATAGGAGTCGATGCAATGACTATCAAAATCAAAGTTTATAGCGATCCTGGTCACGCCTGGGGTGCGGTCAAGCGCAAGGTGCTTGATCAGTTGGGCATCATCAACACTATCACCGAGTATTCTTATCAGAAGGGTGGTACGGTCTATCTTGAGGAAGATTTGGACCTCGGTACATTACTCACTACATTGCGTGACAAGAATATCGGTTTCACGGTTGTGGAAAAGAATTCGGCAAATCGTTATAGCCCAATTCGTTCGTATGAGCGATTCAAGGCTTGACAACAGGTCTGTTATCAAATAAGATAACTAGACATTAATTTATAGGAGACTCTCACATGGCTATTACTGATAACATGACAGTTACATCTGTCCAGGCTCGCAAGGCCCTTCTCAAGGCATTCAAGGCAAAACGTCCGGTGTTTCTCTGGGGTCCTCCCGGCATCGGCAAGTCTGAGGTCGTGAGTGAAATCACTAACGAACTTGGTGGCTTGATGATTGACTTGCGCATGGCGCAAATGGAGCCCACTGACTTGCGTGGTATCCCTTACTACAACAAAGATAACGGTCGCATGGACTGGGCTCCCCCAGTCGATCTACCTGATGCTGAACTTGCTAGCAAGTATCCCGTCATCGTTCTCTTTCTTGACGAGATGAACTCTGCACCGCCCGCTGTTCAGGCAGCAGGTTATCAGTTGGTTCTCAATCGCCGTGTAGGTAAGTATGTACTGCCCGATAACGTTGTTATCGTCGCGGCAGGTAATCGTGAATCTGATAAGGGCGTGACGTATCGTATGCCTATGCCCCTCGCAAATCGTTTCTTGCATCTTGAGATGCGGGCAGACTTTGCTTCATGGCAAAACTGGGCTGTGAACGCAGGCATTCATACTGACGTTGTTGGTTACTTGTCGTTCGCTAAGAATGACTTGTATGACTTTGACAACAAGTCCAGCAGCCGTGCATTCGCTACCCCGCGTAGTTGGACATTCGTTAGCCAGATTCTTGAAGATGAGGCTGACACCGACAACGATACTATGTTCAATCTTGTCGCTGGTGCTGTCGGCGAAGGTCTTGCCGTCAAGTTTATGGCACACCGCAAGGTGAGTAGCAAGATGCCTAACCCGAGTGATATCTTGTCGGGTAAGGTCAAGGACCTCAATGTCAAAGAAATCTCGGCTATGTATTCCTTGACTACTTCAATGTGTTACGAATTGCGCGATGCAATTGAGAACAAGGTAGACATGAAGAAGTTTCATACTATGGCTGACAATTTCTTCAACTACATGATGAGTAACTTTGAGACTGAACTGGTCGTCATGGGCGCTAAGGTCGCACTCAAGACTTTCAAGTTGCCCATCGAACCCAGTCAGTTGAAGAACTTTGACGAGTTCCACAAGAAGTACGGTAAGTACATCGTCGAGGCTGGTAACTAAGGTCCGTTATGGTCCATGGTGCTCAAGCCCGAATACGTGAGAGTCTAGGGTTTGGGCATCATGGGCTTTCTCTTGACTTTGACTCTCACTTATCTTATAATATATACATATTGACTAACGGAGTTTATGTATGAGTGACGTTATTCCCGGCACTAAGGGTTCTAAGAAGTCTAAACGCAATAAGAAGTTTGACAATCTTATCGGCCCGACTGACCCGAAAATTGATGCTCAGGCGCGTGAGCGATTGGTGACAGCACGTATTGGTCTACTGTTGCGTCATTCGTTTTTCGGTAATCTCGCTACTAGACTTCAACTAATTAATGCTGACGATTGGTGCGGTACTGCCGCGACTGACGGCAAGAAATTTTATTACAATAGTAAATTCATCACTCTGCTCAAGCCTAAAGAAGTTGAATTCTTGGTTGCGCATGAGGTGCTTCACGTTGTGTATGATCACATGGGTCGTCGCGGCGAACGTGACCCACAAATTTTCAATATCGCAAATGACTATGCGGTCAATGCTGACTTGAAACGTCACAAGGTCGGTCAGTTTATCACTAGCGTCCCTGCATTGTACGAACAAAAGTATGACGGCAAATCGTCAGAAGAAATCTATGATGACTTGATGCAGAATGTTCAAAAGATTGACATGGACCAACTGATTCAACAGTTGCTCGACGAGCATATGGACGGTGATGGCGAGGGTGAAGGTGAGGGCGAGGGTGAAGGTGAGGGCGATAAGAAGGGAAAAGGTAAACGTCCCACTATGACTGCTGAAGAGCGCGAGGCTCTCAAGCAAGAAATCAAGCAGGCTGTAATCAATGCTGCTCAGAGTGCTGAAGCAGGTAGTCTGCCTGCAGGTGTTGAGCGTCTTATCAAAGATATGACAAACCCTGTCATGCCCTGGCGTGAATTGATCCAGACTAATCTGACTAGTGCTATCAAGACTGACTTTAGTTGGATCAAGCCCAGTCGTCGCGGTTGGCATATGGATGCAGTAATGCCCGGCATGACGCCCGGTGAAGAAATTGATGTTGACGTATTCATTGACTTGTCAGGTTCTATTAGCGACACTCAAGGTAAGGCATTCTTGACTGAAATTGCTGGCATGATGAGTGCGTTTGATGGTTATCGTATCAATGTGCATTGCTTTGATACTGAAGTTTATAACCCGCAAACTTTCACTAGTGAGAATCTTGACACTATTGAGGGCTATCAATTAATGGGTGGTGGCGGTACTGACTTCACTTGTATCTTTGATCATTTGAAGAAAGAGGGTCGCGTGCCTACACGATTGATCGTATTCACAGACGGTTACCCCTTCGGTAGTTGGGGCGATGAGAACTACTGTGATACGACATGGATCATTCATGGTGATCCTAACCCGAACCCACCGTTCGGTACTTTTGCACTTTATGACGATCATAAAAAGCATTGAGGAGATTTGGATTTACGAAAGTCCAGACGGCGGTAAAACAATTTACCGTAGAAAAAGTGGCGAGACTGATAGAGAACTAATCCGTGAAGATCCGGAAAAGAAACACCGTGATCGTTGGTTAGAATGGCGTGATATATTAGAAGCAAGTAGAGATAATCCTGCACTAGCAGACCAAATTGAAAAGGCAGAGTTGATATGGCGTCTAACAAAAAATCCGTAAAAAATTTTATTGCCATGTGGGATAACACAGGGCTTGAATCTATATTTGACGTCGATGCCGAAATGGCTCAACGCGATGCCTATGAAAAGCGTAAATTATGGAACATACTGAAGGACGAAAAAATGTTAGAATATCGTTCAAGTATTCCACTACAGTCACTTATTCTAAGGGCTAGGGCTAATAGCCAACGTCACTATGAAATCTATCAGTTTACTACTGATGGTATAGATATTGATGATGTAAAGAGTATGTTTGAAGATAACCCACAATTCATCGTAAATCATATTCGCAAGAATGGTCGTAAAATTTATAGTGACCGTTTTGAAATTAAAAATTCTGTAATCGTATGATGCTTGTTGGTACCAGTTTGGGCGGATGCTTGAAGTCACTTGCGTTAGGTGAAGTAAGTGTAGATGATGTTTTGGTCATCATCACTAGAACTAGTTGTCCTGACTTAGAACAATTGATAAGTGTTGTAAAATCATATTATGAGTATGGTAATACTGGTGCTAGACAACGTAGCAATTATGATCTATCTGATTGTGATATTGATAGTGTCATAGAGATAGCAAGTGATTTATACCGTAATGGTAAAATACATCAGCCACGATTATTCAATGGGTTTGGTGGGTTTGTGCATATTGAATTATCACGCAAAGAAATTTGGATACCACTAGCACCTTCACCTAAGACTGATGACCAGATGGTCATAGATGCCTATGAAAAATATATGGTAATTAGGAACCTAATGGCATGAATGATATCAATTTATTGACATGGTTTAGCAGACGAAAGGTTGATTATCTACCCAAACATTTCGTACCTACAAACACTCCAATAGATGGCAACAAACATTTATGGGTTTTAGAAAAATGTAGGGGTAGGTACTTTATAGGAAGCAAAGATTCTAACGAACTTAGTTTCTTATTTCACGAAGATAATATTTTTTTTGAAGATCCCCAAGAAGCAGTTCTTTACGAACTAACCTGGTCCTAATAAATAAGCGCATGAAGCAGCTTATTGTATGCGGTGACAGTTTCATGTCACCTAGAATCAACCATCCTAAAAAGCATTTTGCTGAAATTTTTGCAGAACATTATGGGTTTGAGCTAACTTCATATGCAAGGTCTGGTTTTAGCAATGGAGGTATAGTCATACAACTAGAAACAGCTATACAAAAAAATCCAGACTTTATCTTGTTGAACTTTACCAGCAGCGATAGAATTGAATTTAGTATCAATGTTGATCAATT